CTCACTCTCGCCGTCTTGCTCGCTCACTGTTCGCGGCGATTGAGCCTGTTGCTTGGGATCGATTTGTAACGTCTGTTCAACAGCTACGCGACGGCGGGCTCATCACTCCCGAGCGGTTCACTGCGATCACAGGACTCAACTGATGGCGACGCAAACGATTCAATTCCGAGCCGATGCGGGACTCACCCTGAAGGCCAGGCTCTACCCAGTTGCCAGCGACACGGCTTTCGCAGCTGAAGCGACTTGCACCGAAGCAACAAACCGCAAGGGGCTGTACAGCTTCACGCAGTCTGGCAGCTCGGGTAAGTATGAAGTGAAGGTATGGGATGACACCGGAACTCGGTATTTGCTCGGGACCGTCTTCGTGAAAACGACAGACACCGCAGCGACGTTTGAGTGTGTCGATCAACGGATTGACCTGGAGATTGCCGAAGACGCGGAGACGGCAGCTGCTGGAGGCGGTGGTGGAGGTGGCGGCGGGGAGACCATTAGCTTCAGCGACGCAGCATTGGACCAGCTGCGAGGCGTTCGATTCATCGGACCGGCCAGCGTCAGCAGCACGCCCCGTCAGATCGTGGCCGGTGACGATTACAGCGGAACGCGAGCGCTCCGGTTCGAGAGTGACGCCCTTCCGGATCTCTCCGGAGCCAGCTCGATCACGTTCACGATGCGAACGACCAACCGGGCGAACACAGTGGCCCTGACCACCACCACCGTGGCCTACGCCGAAAGCCCCAAGCGGCTCGAAGTGACCCTGACTTCTGCTCAGACGCGGCTTGATCCAGGCTGGTACGATGCCGATATCGAAGCTGTCGTGGACTCGAAGAAACAGACCGTTGTCGGGCCGAAAGTGCGGTTTGAAGTCTTGGAGGATCAGACCCGATGAGTGTCCCACGAATCAGCCGCACAAGCCGGGTGCCCCGGCCAGGTATCGACTGGTTCAACAAGGTGGGCCAGGCGGTTAACGCTCACGAGCAGCAGTCAAAGGCCTTTGGCCCACGCCAGGCCAGGGGCCTCAATCTGGACCCTGACCGGCTGATCGTGCTCGTGAAGAACACGACGTTGTCGGACATTGGCCGATACCGGCCGATTGACATCGACGGAGCAGCCCTCGAAGAGAGTGATGATATCCTGCTGCTCGGAGTCGATCCGAACGGCGGCGTCTATGGGATTGCGCAAGAGCCGATACCGGCTGGCAAGATTGGGCGCGTCTGCATCCAGGGCGTGACGCGGGCCTATATTGAATTCCCAGCCACCACCGGCGACAAGCTGGCCACGTTCGCCGAGACGAGCCACCTCGCCACCGGCAACGGCAACGGCGTGGTTCTGTTCGACTTCGCATCCTCCACTGACACGGTGAAGCTCGGAATCATCCTCTTGGGTGGTGGTGGCGGAAGCAGCTGCAAAGCTCTGTATGACTTCCGTTTTCTTAATCAGCCACTCAGCGGAACAGGAACGGTTACTGTCACCTACAATGCTGTTGCTGAGGACATTGACATCGACGTCTCAGCCTGTGCTGACACCGACGTAAAGTCGGCAATTGACGCTCACTCGGAACTCGTGGCGGCAACTCTCGAATGCACGATCGTAGGCGGGACTGGAACGATGTACGGCGGCAACGTGCTGATTCGGACTCCTCCGGGCTGCACCGTTAAATATAAAACTGCCAGCCTGACAAAGACGCCTACCGCCCCACTGCCTGAGTTTGTCGCCTGGGAGTGCGGATCGTGCTCGTAAATGGGAATTACTGCCTACCGCACTGCCTTCCGCAGATCACGGCGATCCACGAGTGCATGGAGCGAACTGAGGTTCTGGTTTGCTGTGCTCGCGTGGCCGTCGAAACGACCGGGTGCAGCCCCAGTGACACCTACGCGGTGTCCAAAGGGACCAGCGATTGCGATAAGACCACGGACACGCTGGCGGGGACCAACTTCACAGGATCAATCATCGGTCTGGCTGCAGATGATACCGGCAAATCGCTGTTTGAAATGTACTCCTGTCTGACCGGCATCACTTCCTCATCGTTGCTCGGTGCTCTCAAGTGTTATTGGTATCCCGAATGCGATTCGGATGTTGTCCATTTCTACGTCTACACTGGCGTCAATATCGCCTCATCCGGTCGCGACGATTCGGACACCGGGGCTTATCTTGTCGGCTATCTGCAAACCACTCGCGATTGGTATCTGTCTGTGCCACTCACGATCCCTTGTGCGGAGATCGGAGTCAACTGGCCATCAGCAACACTTCCGGAACCGCATCATCGATTCTATGAGATGCTGGAGATCCCTGACTGTGCCAAGGTCAACACAATCCAACTCAGCACACCCTGCCCACCCGTTCCATGCGATCCTTACGACTGTTTTCCGGTCTGCATTGCGAACACGTGCGGAACTGATCCCACTGTCAACTACTCGCTGATCTTCTGGCACCTCGAATGTGATGGATCATCCGGAGAACACAGCGGACAATTTGACATTCCCACTGGTGGATCAGGCGGAACTTATCAGGCCGGAGACTGGCCGTTTACCGGTGTACCGGAGATTGAATGCGTGTCTGGGGTGCCTACCCTCACGTTCAATCTGTTTGGGGTCGATTACACCGAGTCACTCACGCTGACCTGTGATTCGGCTGGCGAGGTCAGTTGGTCCAAGTTGTACGTCGATCCTGCAGGCGGTGGCTCGGGTGGCGGGCCGGGTGAGGCCTGCACGTTAACCCTGTTCACAAACAATGCAGGGCTGTGATGGAAAAGCTCCCTCCCGCCAGTGATCCAGTTGCCCGTGCCAATGCACTGCGGGCCAGGATGCGACCGGTAAAGCCGGTAAAGCAACCGGCAGCGGTCCAGCGTCTCGACTGGTTCAGGGAAGTTGGAGAGTGTCAGTACCGCACAGGGCCAGAACAGCGGCTGTCGTGCGGATGTGGTGGCAGTGGGATTGTTGTCGCGATGACCTGCGGAGAGTCGCCGAATTCGCGATGCGTGGCCACAGAAGCCAGCCGGGCCAAGTTGCTGAAAAATCACCGCGAGCTGTACAACACGGTCAGGGTGTGCGAGGGCTGTCCGCATCACCAAGCCCCAGTTCCTGCGGCTGATACTGCGGAACCGTGTCCGGCGAGTGATCTGTGTCCACCCGAGGCGGTTCCGGCGACTGAATGACCGGTTTGCCTTCGATTCGATTCAGGGCTGTGTTGATCGTAACCGCATCGGCACCCAGCCTGTCAACCATTCTTTGATTCACCTTAACGAGTGAATCCAGGGCTCGCCGTGTCTCGTAAAAAGCAATCCCGAGGCCGATAAACATCAGCCCCAAGATCCAGATCGTGACATCGGTTCGCCAGGCTTCCCACATCCGCTTATCGGCCTGTCTTGCTTGTTGAACACAATCTGACATCGTTGGCCCCTTTCTTGATTGACCACAGACGTTAACGAAAATCCGTCGCTCCTGGATCAATCGATTCTGAATTTTCCATGATTTCAACGTGTCGTCAATGCTGTTTGGTGAGTGTTTCACAAGTGTTTTTCAAGTGTAATTTGAGTGTTTTTAAAATAGCTCATGGATCAGCCTTACAACTCGCTCACGACGAACGCAGCAACACTCACGACGAAAGCGAGAACTTGAATGGCTCTGACAGTTCAGAAGCGACCAGCGGCACGCCCCAGGCGGTGCATGGTATACGGTGTTCACGGTATCGGAAAGAGCACGTTCGGGGCATCAGCTCCGAAGCCGCTGTTCATTCAGACTGAGGACGGAATCGGTGATATCGACTGCGACCGGCTCCCGCTGTGCGACTCGCTGGAGATGTTCTACGACCAGCTCGGCAGCGTGATCTCCGAAGATCACGACTATCAGACGCTCGTGATTGATTCAGCCGACTGGCTCGAAAATCTGATCTCCGCAGCGGTCTGCAAGAAGGCCGGGAAGAAGGCTCTGTCAGACTTCGAGTTTGGCAAGGGGAATGGGCTGGTTGTGGCTGAGTGGGCCACGGTGCTCGAAGGACTGCAGCAGGCTGTCAATCGCGGTCTGATGGTGATCCTCCTGGCCCACTCCGAAGTGACGACGTTCAACGATCCATTGTCGAATGCCTACGACCGTTACAGTCCGAAGCTGCTGAAGAAGTCATCAGCGCTGATCCAGGAGTGGTGCGACGAAGTGCTGTTCGCCATCACGAAGGTCTTCACGACGACTGAAGACCTGGGCTTCAACAAGAAGCGAACGATTGCCAGCGGTGGGGAGATGCGAGTTCTCAAGACCACTGAGGCGGCTGGATGGTACGCAAAGAATCGACTGGCAATGCCTCCGGAGATTCCGTTCTCGTGGGCGGAATACCAGAAGTGCATGAAGTAGCGAAGGGGCTCTTGCAGGCCGACAACGAACGCAGACGGCTTGATTCATGAGGTGAATCATGAAGCGATAACGCAGAAAAATCTGTTGCGTCGTTCAATGGTAGGACCGTTGGCTTTGATCCAACTAATGATGGTTCGACTCCATCCGCAACAGCTTGTCAGGCAATTTCGCCTGGCAAATACCTATCGAAGGACGAAGACGATGAGCGTTGACTTTGGCGGCGACGGATTTAATTCCGAGGACGTTCCACCGGACAGCTTTTCACCACTGCCGGAAGGCTCGTACACGGTGATCATTACCGACAGCGAGCAGAAGGCCAGCAAGAGCGGCAAGGGCTCGTACCTGAAGACGACTATGCAGGTTGTCGACGGAGAGTTCAAAGGCCGGAAAATCTGGGGCACCTACAATCTCGCCCACGAAAATCAGCAGACCGTCGAGATTGCCAAGCGCCAACTGGCCGACATCTGTGCGGCTGTTGGTGTTCTGCGGCCCCGTAACTCTGGCGAGCTGCACAACAAGCCGTTCATCCTCGACTTGAAGGTCGAGGAACGGAAGGACTCTAAGGGCGAGTTCCAAAACCGCATCAAGAAGCACCGCCCTCTGATGGCTGGCGGCAGTGCTGCTCCGCAGGCTCCAGCATCGAACGACGGCAAGCCGCCTTGGGCGAGGTAATCATGGAAGCTCTTTTGGTCATTGTGGCCGGTGTGTCATTGGCCTTTGGTGTGTGGATCGGCAAGGGCTTACCGCCCGTTGCCTGAATCCAATTGCCTGACCCGTTGGACGGCTGAAGCAGGAAGCGTAGGCCAGCGGCTCGGTAAGGGGTTCGAGTCCCCATCAGGCATTTTCCGCTTCGTTCCCAGGAGGAATCATGTTCCAGCTTCCAGAAGACTTGCGTTTCCCGCTCCATCGTGAGCGCAACCGAAAAGACCCGTCGAAGCCTCGCAAGACACAGCCGCTGAAGCTGCACGACATCGGCGACAACCGAGAGACTCGGCGTAAGCTTGGGGTCAAGTCGTGATCGAGCTGCGACACTACCAGCAAGCGGCGAAAGACGCTGTTTATCGTCACCTGCGGATGCGTGATGACAACCCTGTCATCGTCATTCCGACAGGTGGCGGAAAGACTCCGCTGATCGCTTCGATCAGCCAAGACGCTGTGCAGCAGTGGGGCGGGCGAGTGCTGGTCATGGCCCACGTGAAGGAGCTGCTGCAACAAGCCGCCGACAAGCTCGGGAATATGTGCCCTGGTGTTGGAGTGGGCCTGTACTCTGCCGGACTGTCCAAGAAGGAACTCGACAAGCCGGTGACGGTTGCCGGTGTGCAGTCGATCTACAGGCACGCCTGTGAGCTGGGGAAGATCGATCTGATCTTGATCGATGAGTGCCATCTAATCCCCCCAGATGGCGACGGTATGTATCGAACTTTCCTTCGGGAGTGCCAGGTTGTCAATCCTCGCGTTCGCGTTGTGGGCCTTACTGCGACTCCGTTCCGAACTGCTACCGGGCCGGTTTGCTCAGACGATCACTTCCTTAATGCCATCTGCTACGAAGTGTCGGTGAGGCAGCTGATCTCAGAAGGGTTCCTTTCACCGATCGTTGCCAAGGCTGGCCAGGGAGTATCGATCGACTTCGCGGCCATCGCGAAGCGTGGCGTTGAGTTCGATGCGACCGCATCAGAGCAGGCATTCGACAAGGATGAGATCACATCCGCAGCTGTCGGCGAGATCTTGTCGATGACCTCCGACCGTCGCTCGGTGTTGATCTTCGCCACTGGTGTGAAGCATGCCGAGCACATTCGGAAGGCGATCGAAGCAAGCGGGCAAGAATGCGGGATCGTTACGGGATCGACTCCTTCGAGCGACCGGGCGGAACTGCTGGCACGGTTCAAGGGCGAGAAGCTTGGGATGCTGGCCCGGCCTCCGCTGAAGTTCCTGGTGAACGTCAACGTCCTGACGACTGGATTCGACGCTCCGAACGTCGACTGCGTGGTGTTGCTCCGTCCGACGATGTCGGCGGGCCTCTACTACCAGATGGTCGGACGTGGATTTCGGCTCGCTCCCGGCAAGGCGGACTGCCTGGTGCTCGACTACGGCGACAACGCCAGGCGGCACGGGCCGGTCGACAAGCTGCAAATCAAGTCGCCTGGATCTCGTGGCGGCGGTGGAGAAGCTCCCGGCAAGGAGTGTCCGACATGTCACAGCGTGATTTTCTCGGGGTACGCTGTGTGCCCCGATTGTGGACACGAGTTCCCGCAGAGCGATAACGACAAGCTGGGCCACACATCGGCAGGCGTCCCAGTGCTGTCTGGTGTTGTGGAGGACGAGGAGCACGAGGTCGAGTCTGTCGAGTATGCAGTGCACCGCAAGCGGGGAGCCCCGGACGATGCCCCGAAGACGCTCCGCGTGATCTATCGATTCAACGCGTGGGACTCTATCAGCGAATGGATCTGTATCGAGCACACTGGCTGGGCTCAACAACAAGCCAAGAAGTGGTGGGCCAGCCGGTCGGCTCACGATTTTCCGTACGACGCAGATTACGCCGTGAAGCTGGCGAACGCGGGAGCCCTGGCCCACCCGGTGAAGGTGTTCACGCGAAAGATCAGCGGCGAGCAGTGGCCGAAAGTTCTGCGAGTTGAGTGCGAAGAGATCCCGCCCAAATCGCTCACTGTTCCAGATCTCAATACCGAGGAGGTTCCGTTCTGATGTCATCTCTCATCTATCTCGCCGGGCCGATCACTCTCCCGGACCCCTGCTCCAACACTCATTTCGCCATTCGGCTGGCTGACGCTCTCGTGTCGGCAGGGTTCACGCCGTTCGTTCCTCACCTGTCGATTCTGTGGCAGACGGTGAATCCGCACTCGCACAGCTGGTGGATCGAATACGACCTGCGAGTGATCGACAACTGCGCCATCGTCGTCCGGATTCCCGGACTGAGCGAAGGTGCCGATATCGAAGTGGCTTATGCCCTGCAGCACGGAATCCCAGTGCTGCGACTCGAAAGCGATGACCCAGGCGACGCTGTTGAGCGTCTGACGCAACTGGCTCGCGTGGGCCAGGTGTTGGCCGGTCTGTAACCGAGAAAGGATTCTCTGAAGTGCCTCAATCAATCTCCCCCAACGATCCGCAGTTCTGGCAGAAGATCGCCGAAAAACTGCCGGTGAACGAAGAGAACCGCAAGCTCTGGATGGGAGCTGCGATTGCCCAGCTCACTGTGCTCGGGTTCCCTGCTCTCTCGATTCTTTCGCATGCTCCGGAAGTCGACGCGCGGGCGTTTACCGTCTGGATGATGTCGAACTTCGAGCCGGACTACACAGCTGATGGAGAGGGGTTTGACGGATGACCCCTCGAATTCACGGTCAGAAATGGAGTATCAGCCACGAAGACCGGGAGGGGCTTTACGGCGAGTGCGACCTGGAAGCAAGGTCGATTACTCTGCACACCAGCCTAATGAACGCTGGAAAGCGTCTGAGACTGGAAATTCTGCTACACGAGGTGATTCACGCTCTGTTCCCGGAAGCATCCGAAGAACAGGTGGAACACTCAGCGGATGTGCTTTCCAGTGTCGCCTGGTCCGATGGCTGGCGACGACGAATCAAACCCAAGAAATGAGGCAGCATGTCGAGAGTTCTGATTATCGGTGACACTCACTGCCCTGGAATGAGAACCGGCTACGTCGACTTCCTGAGACGCGTTGCCGACCGCTACGCAATCACGCGGGTTGTTCATATCGGCGACCTCGTCGACTGGGCGTCGATCAGCTATCACGAGAAACATCCTGTTCTTCGCAATCCGACGCTCGAATACAAGCGGGCCTTGAAGCAAGTCGCAAGCCTGTCGGCTGCTTTCCCCAAGGCTGATTGGCTCATTGGGAATCACGACGCTCTGACAGAACGGCAGCTCGTGACCGCTGGCCTGCCGCCGGAACTGCTGCGAAGTCAGAACGATATCTGGCAAGTGGGCTGGAAGGTTCACGCCCGGTTTTCAAAGCTTGAAATCGATGGCGTGGTCTACTCTCACGGGGACAGCGGACGAGGCGGAATTGACGCTGCTCGGCTGCAGTCTCAGGACAACTTCCGATCAACAGTGATTGGCCACTTCCACAGTCAAGCCGGAGTGAAGTGGTTCGCGAATAACGACTCACGGGTGTTCGGCCTGTCCGTGGGTTGTGGGATCGATGCTGACGCCCTGGCGTTCGAGTACGGACGCAAGTTCGCCCGGAAGCCGCTGCTGGGCTGCGGTGTCGTTCTGAATGGGAAACAGGCTTACTTCGAACCGTGGCTCCTGAGGTGCAGAAAGTGACAAAGCTTGCCGTGAAACCGAAGGAAGCTGCGGAGATGCTCAGCATCTCGGAGCGTGTCCTTTCTGACCTCGCGTCATCTCGTGAGATCGCAGCCGTGAAGGTTGGCCGGGCTGTGATCTACGACGTGAGAGAGCTGGAACGCTGGCTGACTGTGAAGACTGAGCAAGGGAGGTTTGCGAGCGATGAGCAGTAACCCGAAAGACGCTGTCGGTCAGCTGAAGCCGCAG